TGCTTTAAAAATTCACCAACCAAGGGAAAGTCATCCCTAACAAATGCAGGTAACTGATACTCAATAATGTCCTGAATCTGTACGCGCTGTAAGTCGGTAGATATCATCTCTTACTCTTTAGTATGAATATGTAGGTGTTGATGTAGAGGTTGTTGTAGAGGGTGTAGAAGTGGTAGTATAAGATGACGTGCCGGTTGTTGTAGTCGTTGTTGTACCACTTGCTTCTTGAGTTACTCTTCCTATTGATACTGCGTCAGTAGATCCTCTAACCAAAGCACCGTTTGCAAAACTGGACGAGACCACATAGTTTGAACCAGAAATATCATAACCTGAGGATATTCTATCGTTGATAGAATTAATCGTAACGTTATTAGTATCTAGTTGAATATAAAGATCCTGTAATCCGATGATGTCATTTGAGAATGGTATTGCCGAAACTTCAATAACAGGGAACTGTTTATTAAGTTGTGTTGATACAATATTGATAGGGTTCAGTTTTATCTCACCTTTTATGTAATCAATAGTACCAACATTTCTCCTTACGATAGAAGCATCTGTTGGAGAGTTAAGACGGATAAGGTTTATAGTTCCATCCTCAAAACCCATGTTTGGTGTATCAGCAAGATAAACGACACCAGGTGTGCCGCTTACTTGGAAACCGGAGGACTTAATATTATATCCCACACCGCTCGCAGGAGAGTGTCCGTGGTTCTTTACGTGGAATCTATTACCAAAGCATATCTCATACTCTGCAAAGGCATTCAGGGACGCTCTGAGGTCCCTACGCATCTGTATAGTGGTGATATTAGATGTGATGGCATCATTAGTATTATCAATGACACTCAAGAACTTACTATATTTAAAACGTGCGCCAAACTTATTCAGTTCAGTTGAGTTAGCATATCTATCAATGTTATTAGATACAAGTGACTTCACTTCATCGCCACTGCTTATCTTATTACCATCATAATAAACATTCGATAAAACCTCAACGTAAAGGTACTTAAGGTCTGTTATTTTTAACTCAACACCACCAACAGAATATTTCTTTATCTCTCTTTTAATATTATCTTTAACAAGGTTGGATAAGTATGCTCCATTAACAGGTTTGATACTCGCAAATACTGTTCCAAACTGAGGAGGACTTAACTCTTCACCACCAAACACAGATACAGACTCTGCTTCACGATAAATGGTTGGTATAAGATTTTCATAGTCAGTTGAGGTAACTGCTCTTCTTTGGGAAGAGTAGATTTGTGGAGCATACTTTTTGATAGATTCTATACTCTCAATATCATCACCAGAAAAAGATGGTGTATTAACAGTTATTAGAGATATACCAGAGTTAACAGCAACGGCATCTCTTGAAGTTGTTAACTTACCAGAGAATTTTAAATCTTGCTGTCCATTACCATCAGCACCATTAGTTACAAGATAAGTTACTTCAATGAAGTTTGGTTCTTCTAATGATTTACCAAATACTCCATCACCAAAAATAAGTTCATATCTTTCATCTTCAATCTCTTGTATCCAGAATACTGGAGACTCTCCATTTATTTCAAATAAACTTTCTGCTAAACGATATTGTCTTTTTACTGTCGAAAAGCTAGAGGGTCTTACAATAACCTCAATGGTTGAAGTATCAATATTCCGACTGTTTAAAATAAATCTTTGTTGTGGATTGTAGTTATCATATGAAAAGTTTGTTGTTACATATGTTCCCTCATACAAATCAATATTATTGAAGTTAGCAACATTGTTTACAACAGGCACCGTAATATCGCTCATTGAAGAGAACGTATACGACACACCACCAAATGATGTGGTGTTTGCCACTAAACCCTTATTAAGAGTAATGGTTTGAGGTTGTTCATCATACGATGATGTATCTACAAAGAAAGATACATTAGTTCTCGATGCTCTTCTAGACCTAGGTACATATCCTATATTCCTCGCCAGAGACACGACGTTCTCCCTCAACGTCGCTGAATCAATGAATACCTCATTAGATACCATATTGGCATTATATGAGGTAATATACGTATTGTACGCTAATGCATCTATGATAGTAGAAAGGTTTGACCCTTCAAAGTCATAGTCAGTAAAGTTCGAGTTCGACCGCAGATACTCTGTGATCGACTGTTTTATCTGATCGAAGTCTAGGTTGGCGAAATTGACTAGCATTATCGTGTCTGTTGTAATGCGAATGATAACTGTTGAGGTTGTGCCTCTATACCAATAATGTCATAACGAATAGCAATATCATATTCACCAATGTCAAAGTTTGGTTTAACTACGACTTGGCGAAGTCTAACTCTAGGTTCAAAGTTATTAATAGTATTTTCTATTTGTTCTTTCAATGCCTCAGTTGTAATATCGTCCATTGGTTCAAACAACAGACGACTTACTTGTGAACCGAGTTCAGGGTTGAAAGGTCTTTCACCAGGTGCTGTAAGTATTAAGTTACGAACAGAACGCGCAATAGCAGTTTCATTTGTATTCGCAATCAAGTCAAAGGTGAGTGGATTCACCTTAAAAGACATGTTAATGTCTTTAAAACTTTTACTTGCGCGTTGTACTGGCACCTTTAGTTACACTAAGTATATTTTATTTATTGCCTTTCCTGAGCAGTTTTCCAGAAGTAACTCTCTTGGTCGCCTAAACCCATTCTATCGTATCCATTTTCAACCTGATAGTATTCAGTTGATACTTTAAAGTCAGGTTGCTTCGGCACCTCTGGTGTCAAACTGTTATCATAGATACGCATTCTATTATTAGGATAGAGTGCGTATTGACCATTAACAAGTTCAATCAAGTTATGAGACTTGTGTTCCGCAGGGTTCTCACTTGTTGCATAGTCAATCGTATCAGGATCTTGGTGATAGTTGTCTATCGTACAAACGTATGTTCCTTTAACAGTGCCGTGGTCTCTTGTATAGACTTCATAGTCCATACTACCAATAAACTGCTTCTGTACTGCTACCACGCCATAGTCCATACAGTTCCAAAACTGTAAGTTATGAAGACTCATGTCAGGGTCAGGTTTCTGTGGTCGCGAGAGAAACGCGCTGATAGGTAACTTATCATACATTGCTGCATACTCTGGTAAGTATGTCTCAAAATAAAAAGCACGTCCAGGCATCGACTTACACGACACCCAAACGCCTTTTACATATTCACCCCAACCACTTTGGTGATCAGTTAAGTATTCTTTTCTTACCCAAACTTCAACTGAAGGTAGATTGCAAATTAATGCTGCCATTTCCAAGATTGCTCATTCGTAGAGTATCTATACAACAACTCTTCATCTTTTTTAATATCACGAATAGCAATATAAAATTCATCTTCATCTATCCCTATATTAGGTTCATCTGAATGGTTAACATAATATGCTTGATATATTCTATCAAGGTCGCAGTCTATCCAGAAACCTTCTTTATCACACCAGGTTAGAGATACAATATGATCATGCATCCACTCTGGTATTTCATCCCATAGTATTTTCTTTGCTTCCTGCCGCCCTTTCCATATCATTGTACCCTTAGGTATATCACATAAAGAAAAAACACCCACCCCGCTACAGACTTTGCTAGGAGCGAGATAGGTGTAAAGCGTCAAGTCATAGTTCAACGACCTTGCCCACGATATGCTTTCTTACGACCATTACGAGAGGTCGGGCTCAGTTTCGTGTTAGCCGAGCGTCCTTGCCGAGTTTTTTTGCCCGGTGAAGGCACCCAACCATCTTTAACAAGACCAACCTTTGCTTTTACTGCCATTCTCTAAGTACCTCAAATAACGCGAGTTTTTTCGTGACCAACTCGAATCCGAGGGTCGCACCAGATTTCATATCCTGCTTCAATAGCATCAAGACAGAAACTTACATCTTCTCCACACATATCCTGAACTGCTCCAGACTCAAAGACTTGCATCTTAGGAGCAAACCAAGGATACTTCATTTCCTTATTCTCAAAGACTCCGTTGGCAATCATCACCCAACCGAAACCTGTGTAGTCAACAGTGAAAGGTTTCTTACGCTTTGAGATAGACTCGACAGTTTCGTGATTCATCACACCACCGTTCTTACGGAAGTCATCTTCTTCCAACCAGTGTGCAACAGAAGTTGTTTGACCATCTTCAGTGGAATACCAACCAGCAGTGATTGCTTTCTCTTCACCCTCTGCAGGCAGTGCTAAGTCACACAACTGCCAGAACTTCTCAGAGTTAAAGACAATATCACTGTCAATCCACAGTTGATAATCATACTCCAACTTACCATCCCAGGGAATCTGATCAGGTCCACGCAATACATTAGCACCCAAACACTTACAACGTGCAAAGTTAACCATGGAAGAATAGTCTTGACTAATCTGAATAC